GGTCCGTATAGTTATCGTTAAGGAGCCGCAGTCGACGTCTGCATTGATGCTGCCACACGCAGAAGTAGTATCAAAGTAGTATCAAAATCTGATGAGAACATGCCATGGACAGGTAAGCAGGAGGCATCAGCGCTCGTAGCCCAGAGGCAGTATCCAGAGGAGACTAGCAAGCAGCAGATTGCAGAGGAGATCCCGCTAAGCTGGCGTGCTGACTCGACTCTATGGGGCTACGTGACAAAGTATTACTTGAAAGGCTCAGGCGCAGGTTTCGTTGTACCGCCCTATGCTGCATATTGGGAAAGAATTTGGGGTGCTACGCCAGTAGAGGACTTACCAAAATACAAGGATTTGTACGCTTTTACACCGTACATTAAAGCATGTATCGATGTGACTGTTAATCTTGCGATAAGCCCTGGCTTCGAGCTTGAAGGCGGTGAAGATGCCGTTAGAGAGTGGCTGATGGATTGGTGTGACGAGCATAATATCTTGCAGACTTTAAGGATCGTTGCGACTGACATGCTCGTGTTCGGAGGCGGCTTCTTCGAGATCTGCGGAAGGGCAGAAGCGCTTGAGCCTGAGGCTTGGTGGCTGAAATGTTTAGATCCCGTTAACATGCGCGTGCGTAGAGACGCTTACGGCCAAGTGTTAGGCTACGTGCAGCTTCTCACTATGCCACCCGTAACATTCACTGCGCAGGAGATCAGTCATATTCGTTGGGGCGCAAAAAGCTGGTGGTATGAATACAATTATGGAATTAGCCTGCTCAGGCCACTCCTCAAGATCCAGGCGTATCTCGATATGCTTGAAGCAGATCTCGCAGTTATCACTCACTGCTACACGAAACCTATGCTTTGGATTCAAGCTGGGCGTCCGGAACAGCCCTTCGGCGATACGCAGCTTAGCCAGTTAATGCAAAGCTTCGCAAGTAGAGGGCAGGCAACAGATGTTTTCACTCGAGGCGATGTTAACGTTAAGCCTCTTACAAGCCTTACGAGAGACATCAAAGTTGACTATTGGCTCGATTATTTATACAAGCAACGGGAATCGGTCCTTGCAGTCCCCAAAATCTTCCTTGGAGAGGCTGAAGGGACTAATCGCGCTACTGCAGACATCGTAATGCAGGAGTTTTGTTGTCGTCTGCGCATGCTCGAGCAGTTGATAAGTGAGGATCTTGAGACCGACTTGTTCGCTCAGCTCATTGAGGCGAAGTTTGGCAAGGGTAAGGAAATTCCGCATGCTGCATGGCGGCCCGTGTGGGAGCCGACACTTGATCTTAAAGCGAAGTACATCGGCGAGCTCGTGCAGCTTGGCGTTATTCTGCCGAGCGAAGCAAGGCCGCAACTTGGATATCCGGTGCAGCCCTCGGATGAGGCGATTCAAGCGGCTAAGATGCTTCCTCAGCCGCGAGGTCCTCTTAAGGGTCTAATGAGTCCGTCATCTGAAGAGACAGAAGGTATTCCGCAAGGCGATTAATTCTTGAAGCGTCCAAAGCTAAAGTTTCCGAAGATTTCGATCGGCGCGTTGCCATGTAAGAACTTATGCCATCATCCATTGCATCGTTTTCACATCACTTGTTTGTACTGTCGCTTGCGCAGGTTCTTTTGTGGTACTAGGGATGGCTTATGTTTTCGAAAGCTGAGCGGAGCCAAGGGAGACCATTACAATAGGTACTTGGGTCTGATAGTGCCTCAGAAACAATCAACGTACGTGCTTCTCATTGACGATAATAGACACCTGGCACACGTGAAGTGGATTCTGTTAAAGCACGTTCTTGAACTTGCGGAGATGCTGGCGAATTAGAATGCCTGGTATAGAAGAAACAGAAAATATATTTCGTTACAGGGTTCAGGACCCGGCGAAATTCGATAAGTTCCGTGTTAAGGACATCGGCGGCGGGGGCGTAAAGATCACTGTTGGTCGTGTCAAGGGCACTAGTCGGTGGGAAGTCCAGAATTACATGTTCGAGAAAGAGCGCTTCAAAACAAGAGAGCAAGTGCGGAGCTGGCTTAACAAGTACCTGAAGAGTCAGATCCAATCACTCTTGGACTTTAAAGCGTGGGATGAGTGGCGACGTCGTGCCGTTAACGCTTACGTGCAAATCTCGAATGTAGAATAGAACAATCTTCTATAGCGGTGTTCTGTGATCATTCCCTTCTGGCACGCGCTAACAAGATTTGCATACGAACAGCGACGCACGTTCTCTGAGTTATGAGGTTATCATATGAGTTTGAAGGCAGCAGTGTGGAGTACGGAGACGATAAATGATTTGCCAGATTCAGCATTCGCTCTGATAGTTAAAGGTGAAAAGGATGAAGAGGGCAAAACTGTTCCCAGAACGAACCGCAACCTCCCGCACCATGCCAAGAAGGGAAAAGTTGACTTGCCCCACCTTCGGAACGCTATGGCCAGAGTGACGCATACAAGCCTCTCTAAGGACCAGCAGAAGCAGGCGCATGACCATCTTTTAAGGCATTACAAAGAGCTAGGCATGGAACATCCGAAATGCAGTGTTCCAGGCTGCCAGGGCTATGCACCTAAAAAGAGCATGCTCGAGGATTATCAGGAGTTCATGGCATTCAGAGCAAGGGTGCCTGCAGGATGGCGCTTTCCTTTTTAGGTTAGCGAAGGATACAAGATGCAGTTGCGTTATTTTGTTCCCTTCAGAGCCCAGGAGGGCGTAGATGCACAGTTTGCCCTAAAGGAGAAACTGATCAACATCGAGGGCGTCGCAGTAGACTCTTCGGTCAATTTGAATAAGTGGCAGATTCCGGATGAAGACCTTGACTATGTAGCTCAGAGTCTCGCCGGAGCCCAGCTTCGTGTTGATCATGCTGAAAGCGCTCTGATGGTTGTGGGCAAAGTTTCGCAATCGAAACGAGTTGGCAATCAAGTGTTTTTTACGGCTGAAGTCGGCGATGAGCACCTGATTGAGAAGATCATTCGAAACTATGTGACGCACGTTAGCATTCAAGTTGACAGCGACGATGTAGAATGCAGCAAATGCAAGCGCGTAACACGCAAAGAAGGCCAATTAATCCATCTATGCCCAGGTGCTTATGAAGTAGTTCACAAGCCAAGAGTGCGGGAACTAAGCATCGTGGCAAGCCCAGCTTATCAGAACACGGCCTTTCAGCCCGTGGGCTTTGCAGCAGCCATGAATCAGGATCAGTGGGATGCAGTTATCCGCAGAGTCCAAGATAGCACGGGTTTACAGTTACTTGACGGTAACGAGGATGTAGGTTCTAGGCATGAAAAGCCGCAAGAACCCGAAAACGAGAAGAATGAAGCAAAAATGGAGGTGAAGCACTTGTCTGAACATGACGCTCAGCAAGATGCTTCTCCGCACACTGCACAGACGGTCAATGTAGCACCTGGCGAAACTGCGCCTAAACAGGTCGATTACGGGCCATTCTTGAAGCAGCTTCAAGACTTGAAGCAGCAAATTTACCAGGCTGAAGGAGACGCCATAGACAGCGAGATCGACACGCTCAAGAAGCACGTGGCAGAAATGGAAGCAGAACTAGCGAAAAAGGCAACTAAACGCCAGCTCAGCAAGAAACTGAGCGAACTTGCCAAACGGGCAGAAGCACAGGAATCAGAAGAAGCCGAGGAAGGCGAAGATAGCGAAGAAGGCGGACCTAAGCCATCCGGTCCCGTCGATGTTGTTTCTAAGCGCAAGAAAAGCGAGGACTCAGAAGAAGCCGAAGCGCAAGAAGCTGAAGCCTCAAAGACTTCAAAGACTCCCTACGGTGCTGGCAAAGGCATCGTTGCTATCGACGAAATGCAGAAGGACGCTCTAGGCGACTACACTTGGTTCAAAGACTTGCTCAAGGCTCACCAGAAGTTCTTCGGGCTTAAGTAGGGTGGTGTCGAATGAGTTTTCCACAGTTTGATGCCAGCGGCGCGACTGGCGCGCTTGTTGCAGATCGTTTCATGAATACTTTCGTTGCTGGCGAGGCGCTGAACCCAGGCGTTCTAGTTGAGTTGACATCTACGTTTACGGTGAAGAGACCTACGGCTGCAAACAGCCTCAAAATCATAGGCATTACAATGACGAAGCAGGCTACTGTTGGAGGCAAGATAACCGTTCTCTGCAGAGGCATAACGAGAGCGACAGCGTTCGGTTCAATCAACCTAGGCGACCAGCTTACCAGTGGTCCAGCATCGCAGCCAGGTACAGTGCAGACGGACAACACGAGCAAGAACACAACTGTGATCGGTTTGGCGTTGCAAGCGATCTCTAGCGGCGGCACGGGCCTTATCATGATGTGGTAGGGTGACGAAACATGAGCCTTTTTAGAGATTCCTTGACTTGGGTTGACACAGCCGGTATAGCTTATCCAGCTCTACACCAGAAACTAGTCGAGTTGACCATGCCTGCTCTATGCGTAAAACAGCTACTTCCCGAAGTACCCCTTGTCGCAGGCAAAAGCTTCACAATTGCTAAGCAGAAGGGCAGCAGATCGATGGCCATAAGCGAAGTGAGCGAGGGCTCCGAGATTCCCATGGACTTCACGCCTTACAATTACGTCAACGTGATCCCGTACAAGAAAGCGCTGCGAGAACGAGTTTCGCGAGAGAACATCGAAGACTTATACATCCCTGTGATCGAGGACCAACTGCGAAGACTCGCAAGACGCATGGCATACACCATAGACCTTGACTGCCTCAACACGATCGCAGCGGCTGCCGCCTCAGCTGGAACGGCAACGGGCAAGTCACTCTCGGCCACGGGCACAGAATTCACTATAACCGGAGGCTTGGGCACTAAAGATATTCTGAGCAGCAAAGCCCTGATAGAAAGCTACAATGCAATCGCAGACAGCATCATCATAAATCCCATAAACGCCCGTGACATGTATTATCTGCCCCAGTTCTCACTGTACGGAGAATACGGCGAAGCAATCGTGAAAAGCGGGTTCATCGGTACCGTCTACAGCATGCGAGTCTACGTCACCACGGTATGCAGCGCAGGCAGCGCCTATATTCTCAGCACGGGCCAAAATGTTTCTGCAGCCTATGCGCCCTTGGGATTTTTTGTGGTTAAGCGACCTCTGATGAGCGACATCATCCTGCAGAAAGAAGTAGACTCCGTAGACGTTGTCCTAAGCACAAGGTACTCACCAGTCGTGATGTGCGGGGAATTCGTAGTCAAGAAAACAGGTCTGGCAACGAGCTAGTGTCTATAATCAACAGTAAATTTCCCTTTTTCCCTTGTTTTTAAGATCCTTTTTGTTTCAATCCTCACGCCAGA